AGCTTTTGCTTTTGGTTTACGTTTCCTTTTTGGCTTTGGTTGCTCAATAGGAGTAGAGGCCGCTATTAAAGCAGCCTCCCTTTCCCTTGCTCGCCTAAATGCAGCAAGACCCATTAACTAGAAGAACCCTTAAGAGCTACAAAGTTAAGGACAATTGCTTCACCCAAGTTTCCGGCAGATGTATTTGTGATGGTGATCGCAAATGAACCTGCTGCAACCGCAGTTGCTTGAGCTAAATAAGATCCAGCAGTACCACCAGAAGCATGGTTCACAACGATGACATCTGTTGCTGCTATCTCGCTATTTGTCACAGTGAAAGAAACTTCAACACCTGCATTAAGTGTTGCGTCGTCACATGTGATCTGACCAGAAGCCTTATTAAGTGTTACCCCAGTAGCTTTAGAAGTTGCTTGAGTAACGGTGCCTCCAGTAGTCGGGCCGATTAGTTTACCAGCCGAAGTTTCAAAGATTGACATTAGTTAAATACCTCAATCCATGTTAGAGATATTGGTCGCTCTCACGATTCCAATATTCTTTGTCTCGTAGACCTTCGACCAATTGGCTACGGTTTCAAGTTGAGCACGAGTTGGGTTTGTTGTTGTAACAGCCCACTTTGTACCAACAGGATGATATGCGTAATGAAGGTCAACAGCCATAGCATCACTCTTAGCAAGGATGTCTCTGTCTGTTTCCATGTTCATTCCAGCTTGCTCGCCAGATGCAACTGCTCCTTGAGTAAAGAAGTAAGTTGAATATTCTGTTGAAGCACCTGAACCTGTAGTCGCTACATCGTCAGAAACGATGACACGAAGGCCGCAATATGTAGGAACAGAACCGTTGCCACCATAAGCACCAGCAATCGAACCACCAGTTGCGGTAGCTGTTTGATTGGTGTCAGCAGCAACAACGTAATCAACTAACTTGCGCTCAACAAGGTCGTAGTAGACCTTTGAATGAACGGCAATAGCAGTTAACTTGTCACCAGCATCTCCTAATAATGCTTTTGCTTTCGCAACGTGCTTAGGAGCTAAAGCTGTTGGTGAATCTCCACTTTCTGAATCAATGCAAAGACCAAATAACGCAGAGTTACTATCGTTTGCATTAATAGAACCAAACACACCAGAAAGACAAGAGATCAAGTCTTTTTGACGTTGGTTGGCAATATAAGCAGCGATTTTATTACCAATAGCTGCCATTGGGTCAGCACCAGCAGCAAGAGCCGCTAAATCTCTCGCTTCAAAAGCACGACCTCTGTGAAGAATTACACCGATCTGCTTATCAGCTTGGATTTTGCCGGGAGTTAAAGAAGCACTATCTGAAAGAACTTCAAAATCACCAGAAAGATTTGCTTTCCAGTAAGGGACATTCACGAAGTCTCCACCTTCTGTCGCATTAAGCTCTGCCAAAGGCTGAACCACACCGCTCTGCAAAAATGCGTCACGCTGAGTAGTTTGCTCAATAACGTAAGGCGTGAAAACCTCTGGAATGATTATGTCCGACCTTAAAGTCGCCATAAATTTTTCCTAAATAAAGATTTTTACGATGTGGGCATAACCCAATAGGCTCCGCATAACTTCGCCTTCTCAAAACATATTAGCGTTTAACGGCATTTTTCAAGCGTTCATATAAATCTTTATCCGTTCTATACAGTCTCATTTGTTCTGTAATATTGAAATTTTCAGGCTCAAACGGATTTTTACTTCCTGCAGGAATTTCATTCCCACCTACTCTTCCAACAGGAGCACCACTACCTTTTGGCTTTGGTTGTTTTAAAATATAATCAGGCAATTGCTTCTTAGCCCAGTCGTTGACTGGTGTTCTTTCATAGCCATCAACGACAACAGGGACCCCATTATCAACTTCAATCTTGTCTTTAGGTAGAAAATTATTCAACACCAAAGTCGGATCGTGAACTATTTCTGTTAATGCTTGAACAGCAGGTGAAATCAATTCTAATTCTCTAGCTTTGGACTCAAGTTCCTCAATTCGTTTTTTATCAGATGCAGATTTTTCTCGATACTGTTGCTCAAGAGCTTGTTTTGCTTCCCCATATTTTCCTTCTTGTTCTAACTTTGATTGTTCTGCATTGCGCTTAAATTCTAAAAGTTCTTTGTAATCGTCAGGAACATCCATCAGTTCCTTCTTTTGCATCTTTCCAATTAACTCATAATTTTTCTTCTTCAAACTTTCAATCTCTTGCTTAAGCTGTTCATTTTCTTGATTCTCCATAGGAGCGTCAGAAGACATAGCCTCCTGAATCTTTTCTTCAGACATGAAAAACTATTAAATTTGTTTTATGGTAGCAAATCCTAGAATTTATTCCTCAATCTTTTTTTTACTTGAAGTCTTCTTCGCTTTTGGTGCTTCTTTTTTTACTGTTTTTAACTCTGAGAGTTTTTGAAAGAAAGTTTTGGACATTGAAAGTTAATAAATCACTTCTAATTTAATACTTTTTGCCTTTGTTGCCTTTTCCCTTTTTTTTCTTAGGCATCTTTTGAAGGAGAAAGAGATGGATAGCGTTTTGCTAGTTGATCTAATGTTAATTCACTTCCGTCTTTTCTGACGATTTTCCTTAAGGCTGATTGTGGTCCTTCTTTCTTTGATAATTTAACAAAATACTGAGACTTCCATTTTCCAAAGACTTCTTCTTGAACTGATCTTGGTTGTTTTGCTAACCAATCAGCATAAGAAACTTTTTGAGGAACTCTTCCTGATTCACTTGGTCTTGTTGTTGTTTTTGTTTTAGGTGGTGGAGTTATATTTAATTTTTCATAATCAATAACAGGAACTGTGGTTGACCTGCAATTAAAATGTTGTGGAGGTGTTGGTCCTTGTCCATATTCAAATGTTTGTCCATCTAAACGAGCACAAACCAAAGAAGTTCTACTGTCTAAAGTTGCGACATATTCATATTTTTTAGTTACATCTCGATTAGCTTCATAGACTCTTTGACTTGCGGCATTAGCAACTTGATTAATACTTGTCCTAAGAATTGTCATAATTTGCTTGTCTGCCATTTTTGTTGAGATTCCACCCCTGTCAGCAATTTGTTGAACGCTACCTTTTAACGCATTTCCAAAATGTAATCGACCTGATAACCTTTTTGCTATTTTCTGAGTTGATTCACCTGTTAACAACCCATTTCTAACCGTTTTTGTAAATAAATCAGCCTGTTTTGTAGCAAGCCCTCTAAAAGCTTTTTGGACAGTTTCACCGTTAGGTAAAGTAATCACAGCACCATCAGCAGCCGTCAGACTGAAAACAGGTTGAACCGCACCTTTTCTTACTGCTGCCTCTATCTCACCGGGTAAAGCAAAAATATTTATTTTTGTAGGATCAGTCGTTACAACGGATTGAGCAAAATCAGAACTAACAGAAACATTCCTTACAGTGTTAGAAAAACCTGTAGGCAAACTCCTTCTTAATTGATCTTGAACAAATTCAGTTTGAAGTTGTGCTAAGCCTTGTAATTCTTGAGCCGTTACTGTTGCACTATTGATGGACCAAGTTCCTAAACTATCTTGTAATTCAGCTAATAATAATCTTAATCTGGCTGCCGTATAAGGAGAACTAATTTCATCTAAAGTTGCAAGTTGAGTTGTTACATCAAGGATAATTTCATTGTAAGAAGCAATAATTTTCTTTGAAACGCTATTATTAAAGCGATTCAAGTCAATAGGTCTTCTATAAAAAGCTTCTGGTGTCGACATTCATCAGGCGGCAAGATTACTCTCATCTTCAGGCTCCGCAGATTCTTCAGGCGTGTTTGCTCTTTCAGGTATTTCAGGAGATTCCATTTCAATTAAACCACCTGCTTGAGTTGCTTCGATCTCTTCCTCTATTTCAAATTCATCTCCCAGAACTTCACCTTCATGTAATTGCTTTAATAATGTTTCTTGTGTAATTGTTCCAGCAGTATATAAAGAAAGCAAACTTTGAATCTCAGTCGGTTCAAGTCTTGAAGCCAAGAAATCTCTATTAACAAAACTACTACCTGCTTCATTGCTTCCTAAATAACGAGCATGATATTGGAGTGAGTTGTCAATCATGTCCTGCATTTGCTGTGCCACTACCTGCATTGTTGAATCTCCTTGGCTTCGGTCTATTTTTTTTGCTTCTGCAGTTTCTGCGGATAGCTTTTGCCCTAGAACTGCTGCCAATCCGAGTTCATTGATCTGTGTTTCTAATTGTTGAAGTCGATCAAACTGAGCCTTATAACTTGTGCCTTTGCTTTCTATATATTCGGCACGACCTTCAGCAGGAAAAGCAATCGCTTCACCCGGTCCTGCACTAACTTCTTCTGCAGATTGAGGGAACCCGAAGAAAGCAAGCATCGGTACAGCTGAAATATGTAACTGATTATCTAAATCACTTTGAATCTGATAAGTCTTTAAATTGAGTTCAGCAATGTCTTCCATAGGAGGACGTGACTCCATGACATTTACTCGGTTTGAATAGGCAACAGAAAAAGGAATCTCATCAAGACTGGTTGAACCTTCTTTCCATAGTTTAAAATTCCCATCCTTATCTTTTCTGTGAATCTCAAAATTACCCGGTGTTAGTAAACGGACTTGATCAACTTGTTTCTCACCATAAAGACCATCTGGCTCAAAAACTTTTTCAAGCAATCGAATCTGAGTAAATTTTTGCTGACCATTTATTAAATCTGTCCTCCAACCTAATATTTCTCTAGGAGAATAAGTAACCCAATATGGACGTCCATTTGTTCCGGCAGCAGGAGCATCAACTAAAACTCCTACATGTCCATAGCGAATCATCTTTCTAGCACTTTCGTAAGTCCAGACATTGAGATCATTACCCTGAAGGTCTACATCAAACAACTGTTCTCGAATAACATCAGCAACATCATTTAAGCGAACTGGTTTTCTCGTCAACATTCCAGCCAACATTCTCTCAAGACGTTGGTAATAAGGAGGACAAGAACTTCTTGCCAATCTGTTGTCATAACTTTCATCTAATTCTCTCGGCTCTTGAGGCAGGTATCTTCGATGCTTACTTCTTATTTCATAACTGCCACCAAGAAGATCTTCAATTAATTGCCAATGAGGCTCTTGTGCGAACCATTGACTGTTCGGATCATTTATTTCCGCATTCGCAGATGCTTTTTCCCTGTTGTAATGATTGTACCCGCTATACACTTTTGAACCTCACAAGTTGCATGTAAACAGTTTAGTCTTAATACAGCCTAATACCTGTTCCTTTTCCTGCGTTTAAATGAAGTGGGTTAAATAATCGCCAAGTAATATATCCGATAGCGTCATTCATGTGGTCATAGCCAGCATCTTTGTCTGGTTCACCTTTTTCGGTATAAGACTGAAGTTCTAAACATTCAATCAATCTCTTAGCTTTTTTATTAATTTTTAAACGGACATGGCCTTTTCCATCCTCTAATAATCGCTGAACTGAGTTCACTCGATCTCTTACTGGAGGATTTGATGCTGGTGATTCATTTTGAAATCCGTAACTTTGCAGTATTTGGATGTCGGTCTTAGAAGCGTTTGTACTTCTGTTTCCTCCTGACGCATCAGGATAAGCATAGATCTTTTGATGTGGGTATCTTCGTTTGATTTCCTGTGCCAAAGAATCTGTGTCATGTGATCCACTCACCTCGTCAATAACTAAAAGTTCATCTCCCAAAGCGACTGCTATCACTGCACTCATGTTCCCAATATTAAAGTCGATCCCTATCCTGAGTGGTTCTTCATGGAAATCACGGTCATCATGGACAACATGGACTTCTCTAGAAAATCTGTCGTAGACCTGACCTGTGGTGATGTTGCAGAACTCTCCATTCAGATAAGCCTGAAGTAATCCAGAGTCATAGTTCTCTTCGAGTCTTGTGATGAAATCCTCTGGCAGATGTGGGTTGTCATAAGAACGCATTTTGATGAGTTTTCTATCCGTTCTTTGTTTCGCCTCATCTGTTCCGAACGTGTTCCACATCCACCGAAATCCTTCAGGTGTAGAAGCAACTCCAAACTGTCTTTGATTTCCAGATCTCAAACGAGCAAGGATTCTGGGGAAAGCTCGATCTGCAATTGACGGAGATACTGTGTCTATCTCATCAGCCAATACCCAAGCAAGGTTCAGACCAATTATTCGACCCCAATTCTCAAATGATCGGCAAAGAATTTTAGTGTCTCCGTCTGGAAGATGAAGAATGTATTCAGGGAGAGGAGACTGTCTTGAGGTGTATGGAATTTCATACTTCTCAAGGAACATTTCAAAGTCCGTCTGCCAGATGTCTCGAATTAATGGTCCCGTTGGTTCCATGACGCAGCCAGTAAAACCTTGATTTGCTATAGCAAGTTGCACTGCCTTCGCACATAAGCTTCTGGTTTTACCTGCTCCGTAACCAGCCGAAAGTCCAATGATCTGAGTCGTTGTATCAGAAACAAAAGACAGTTGCCCCGGATGCAAATCGTCTTGGATCTTTTGGAAAATATCGTCAGCGTTTAGCGAATCGCTTGAAGAAAGATTTGAAAGGATTGTGCCTTCCTTCGTATCTAATATACTCATTGATCGAATATTCCTGCAATTTTTGCCATTGAATTAATGGCACCTAAAGCGACATGAGGCTGATTATTTCGTCTTGCATCCTGAGCTAAGGTCGCTAATTGTGATAAAACATCAGCAGTAAATTGTCTGCGGTCTATATCCCAATCAACTGCTATGACTTGGTTTGCTTGTGCTATGTACTCATCAACTTGTCTGGGTTTGACCCCCCACTCTCTTACACCATAAGCGACAATTTCAGAACGACTAGCATTTCTGGCTTTGAGTGCAGCGACTTTACGGACACGCCACTCAACCTCTTTTTTTGTTGAGCGTTTAGCTGGCATCAGGAACAATCCTTAAGTTCAAATTTAAAACTCTTGGGAACGTAATCAGGATCTTTCTTAAGCGGTATGTCTTTAAACATAGTCCAATTATTTTTAATATGAAAATGAGGCCTCCCGTATTTGTTTACTAATTCAACAATACCCGGCCACTTTGCTTGAAGTGTTCTTGAACCATAAGCACGAGAATCTAAGTTTTGATAAACAGTAGAGTTCCCCCCTTTGACGCTCATAGTGAGCATCTTTTCTTGAGTAATAAAAGTCGTTCCGATAGTGCAAAGTTTATGAGAAAGAGTTTGTAAGCATAAATCGACATCTTCATTCCAAGGACCACGCCAAGTAAACGGTAAGTCGTTAGATAAATTCATGCAGGAGTAAACATGAATATTTTTTCGGTAAGGAACGTTGCAGATGCGACCATTGCACTGCCAAGAATAATACGGACCATATATTCCAACATTTGTCCATTGGTCGCAAAATTCCTCACACATTCTTATCCCCAGACCCGGTTCTATCTTTCTTCTTATCTTCCCGTTGAAATGACAAAAGAATCTGATGTTGTCATCCATCTGCCAGTGTCTTTTATGACCCTGAGCTTTTGAGTGCTCATGTATAAAAACACGAGGAGGAAAAGACGTACCGTTATTTAAGAACGGAAGCTTAAGCATATATTGTTCAAATCCAGCTTTACGATAGAGATCCCACTGAGACTCATCTACGACAAGGTGAAATGGAACACCCCTTTCTCTGAAATGTGTCGGGAGATGATTTGATTCAGATCTTCCGTGAGAAGGGATATAGATCGGATACTTAGGTAAGATTTTATCCACAGTTATGAAGGCAGTTACGGCAGGCAGGAATCTCATCCCACTTATCTTCGGCATGAGCTGTCCGCAGCTTTTGCATAGCGGGAGCCGACCATGCCTCTTTTAAAGACATAGTTGAAACGTTTCCAATTACTAATTGTTTGCCGTATAGCTTACAGCAGGGAAGAATGTCTCCTTCGCTATCTACTACTAGCTGTTTATTGGGAAAACTGCAAGGGGAAGGTCTTTCGTTGCTTACAAGAGTTAACCCAGTATCTTTGCCCGGAACTTCATTCATCGTCTGAAAAGTTATTACGTCCACTATGTCCTTCCATTGCTTTTCAAATAAATCAGCCTCATGGATATTGATTTTATTTTTGAGAAAACTAACCCTCACTTTTGGGAAGGTGAGGCCTAGTTGGTTTCGTTCAAGAACTAAAGACTTAACGTTCTCAACCACTTTTTTATATAGACCGTTCCGCCTTTGTTTGGAATAAGTTTCCTCTGTAGCTGCATCAATACTGCAAAAGATCTTAGTAACTCCTGAATGAAGTAACTTTGTTCTTCGATCTTTAGTTAAAAGTGATCCGTTGGTAACAAAGTAAACGTTGAGAATCCCCTTGCTTTTAGCGTACTCAATCGCTTCCTCTAAGTCTTTCCTTAACAGTGGCTCATTAATGTAATTCAATTTTATTGAACGAGTACCCAAAGAAGAAGCCTCATCAATTAAAGATTTGTACTTTGATAACTCCAAACTTTCTCGAATCCTTCCTCCTCCACTGCCATGAATACAAAACGGACAAGCCATATTGCAAGAACCATTTAGTTCAAAATCAACCTGAACAGGAGCATCAGGAATTTTCTGAAACGATTCAGCATCTTTTTGGTCGTTTATGTAGTCATCCCAAGCGATGGGATCTGACTCAGGCGGCTTTTCGTAAAGAGCCTGAACGTTTTTAATATCAAAGAAGGAATCACTCACTTTCTGTTAGTTGGTATTCGAGATGGGCGTGCTTTTCTTTTTCTTTAAAAGGCCACCAGATGAATCTAGTTTTCTCAGTCAATTGGGCTCCTATTGTTTTAGCAAAATCTTGCCTATCAGTCTCGTTCTCAAAGTTAATTACAAGTTTTATTGCAGGTTTTAATGGATCAAAGTCTAGATAATCTCCCCATCCTCCTTCATCTTTAACTGCATTCAATTCAGACTTAGATCTTGAGACTAATAATAAATTCTCTAACTTTTGTTTGTCGTATCCAGTCCCCAACAAGTCATCTTCCACTAAAAGCTCTTTTAATATCTCACTCATTTCTCGCATATTGCTTTCAGCTAAATGTGAGACTTCATTATCTGCGGTGAGAAGTTTTAACGCTTTCGGATGATTGGGTGGGAGGTTCGTTCTCAATATAGGAACAGAAGATAAACCTAAAGAGATCGCAGCCTCAACAACTCCATGACCTGCCAGAATTGTGTAATCATCAGCAACCAAAATATTCCTGTAGATACCATTTTCTTCTATTGATTTCTTCAGATGCTCCAACTGTTCTGGAGGATGTGATTTATAGTTTCTCGGATGTGGTTTTATTTTATCAATAGAAATCTGTTGTGCTTTTGTTTCTAAAAATGTTGTTTGATCGAGTAAAGAATTAAGCTCGGAACCAGCGTCAAAGCCTTGAAGTTCACTTAATTCATGTAGCAAATTATCCTGATCCCATTCAGATTGTTCTGATATTTTATTATCTGCAATTATATATGCTTTCTTTTCTTCACTTGAAAGATTGCTAACAACTCTGACAGGAACTTTTTCTAAACCTAATATCTTTGCTGCTTCGTATCGACCATGTCCTGCAAGGATTGTGAACTTGTCAGTACAAACAATAGGTTGAGTAAAACCAAATTTTTCAATTGACGCAGCGAGGGCTTTTACCTGATGGTCAGGGTGCTTTCGAGAATTGTATTTATAAGGCTTTAATGAAGAGATGAGGATTTCTTCAGATTGAACCAAAGACATAAGTGGTTAATAACTAAAAAAAGTTTACTGGGAATGGTTGCATAATGCTATTAATTGTATTATAATTAATTCATACGGAACAAACAAATGAACTTCAACTACTTCCAAACTGAAATCGAAAACATGATTTCTGAGTTCCCCGGTTTCGATGTTGACGCAATCAAAAATGAAATCTCAAACTGCTGCGGCAACAACCAAAAAATCGAAATCATCTACAACAACGTGATCGCACAATGCTACGGAGACAACGACTAACGTTGATCTCCGTTTTTTCTTTTCAACCTAACTTCTCTTCTCATGGCTCAAGCAACAATTAAAAGAAATCTTGCAAAAGATCCTTACAGCAAACTTGAATTGAAAATCAGAAATCAAAAGATGCAATACATCGCAGATCACTACAAGGAAAATGGTGACTGGATGGCTCTTGTTGAAGACATGGTTGACGAGTTTGAAGCTGGCGGTTCATTAACCAATCTCTTCAGAGGGATAAAGGAATATATGGAGGATCGCTAAAAATGCGTTGCCCGAATTGCGGTAAGAAATCTGTCGATACGAGATCTGTAAGAGAGACAAGAACAGATGAAAATGGATTCACAGTAAGACGTAGAAGAGAATGTATCTTCTGCAAACACAGATGGACAACTTTTGAAAGAGCAGGAGAATTAAGTTTTCTTGAACGAAGAAGGAAACTATCTAATCATCAAATCAGAGCTATTTATGATTCAAAAGATACATTCTGCTCTCACGAATTAGCGTCTCTATTTGGTATTCATATCTCAACTGTTCGAGATATAAAAAGACCATCAGACACTTATAAGAAAATTATTAACGCTACAAATCCCATTACTTTTTTTGAAAACTATGGATCTTAAATACACCTACAAACATCTTGACGATAAAGAAGTTAAAAGATTAGAGAAATGGCTTGAAGAAAGTAAAGAACCAGAGAATAGTGGCTGGATACCGTGGTTCAAAATTTTAACACCTTCAGATGATCCTAATTATGGTAGAAGAAAAGCCATAGATGAATCAAGAGTCGCTTCTGCACAAAGATACGCTAAAGAATCAAGAATCGGAAAGAGCAGTAGATCTAGGTACGGAAGTAAAAAGAGAGAAGTTACTCAGGTGAGTCGAAAGAAATTACAAGAGCAAGAAAAAAATAAAAGAATTGGTTGACATACTTATTTAATTGTATTACCATTAATAGGTAAACAACTTTTACAGATGACTCAACTAACAAAAGCTGACCACAAATTATTCAGAGGTACAGCCGCCGAAGTTCACTCTTGGATGAGCAACAAAGACATCTTAAAATCTATCGGATGTGACTTTGATGTGAACAGGATTCCACATACTCTCGGAGATCGTGAGTTTCCTGAAGTTCAACTTTGGCATAGATCTGACAACCAAAATCTTCTAGGAGTTTTCGGTTCAAGAAGACAATGTATCCAGCCTGAAACTTTCATTCAGTACTTCAGAGATTTCTGTGACGCAAGTCAAAAAGAAATCAATCTTGATCTTGTTGGTTCTCTTGATGGTGGAAAAACTTTCTACATGGCATCAAAACTTACCCAAAATCAAAACGCTGAACTTGAAAATGTTGGGGATAAAACTGATAGCTGGTTGGTCGTAACTGATTACTACGGAGAATCAAGAGCTCCTAAAGTAATGGTTCTTTTCAACGAACTTGTCTGCACCAACGGAATGACAAAACAAATCAGTCAACGCTTCAGAGCTTTTTCACACTTAAAAGAAATGAAGTTTGATGATGTCGCTCCTGTTCTTGAATCTGCTTTAACTCAATCAAAAGTTTATTCAGATGTAAAGGACAAGTTGATTCATACATCTATCTCAATGGATTCTGCAAAGGAAGCACTTCGTACTTTCTTCAATGATCCATCAGGCGACTCCTCAAAAGTAAAAATCCTTGAAGACATCTATCAAAATAAATTGATTGGTGGCGAATTGGAAACCAGAAATGGAACTGCTTGGGGTTTGATGTCTGCGGCAACTCAACACAGCAGCCACAGTCGTGCTGGAAACGGTGAAAGAACTCTACGATCACAACTTGATGGAAGCAGAGGTTATTTCAACACTCGCTTTATGAACTTCCTTGAATCTCAATTTCTTTCTCATGCAATAGCTTGAGAATCGTATTACAATAATGAGCACCTGAAAAACGGTGCTCTCTTTTTTTCTTATGGCTAGACGACCTAAAGGATCTGTTCTTAGAACTGTCGTGATCCAATCCAAAATTACACCCAAAGTCTCAGACGCTTTAACTGATTTATCAAAAGCTTCTGGATCAACTGTCAGTACAACTGTTCAAGAAATGATTGAAAAGTCTTTATTTGAGCAAGGATTAATTACTGAAGATGATTGATTTTGAAAAAGAAAGGAGGGCATACGAAATGCTGAAATGGGTTCCGTATTCTTTCCCTGAAGAATTTTGCTGGGAACGAGCAGCACTAGGAGAATACTCAAAAGCTCAAAAAGAAAGAAGTGACAAGGCATTAGATGAATGGGAAAAAGAAAATCCTTATCAATCAAGCCCTGAATTGTCGGCCTTTAGAGAACTTGAGAAACTAGGCGTCTACACACAATCCGATTATTATTCACCCCTGAAAGCTGCTAATGAGTTCTACACAAAACGACTCAGACAATACGAACGAAACAGAGTCGGAAATCCTTCAAGAAGATCTGTCACGCCTAAACCAGATAGATGGTTACGCAAGGAAAGTCGTCTCAGTCGAACCAGACCCAAATCGACAGATTGAACTTTTAAAAGAATTTGCTGCAAGAGACTTATCTTTTTCAATCGGTAATTCTTTCGCTTTTAAAATTCTCTCAAAAGCAAATGGTCGACAAGTTGGAATACCTGATCCCATCAGTAGCGAAATAGAAATAGACGTAACTGAAGATGCAATGATCTGGGGAGATGTTCTGATGTATCAATCTTGGAATCTCATCTCAGCATTGCCTAAAGTTGGAAAATCAGCCTTAGTAATGGGGATCGCTGGGGCTGTTTTTAAAGGGGAGTCAACTTTTCTAGGACTCCCTATTAAAAATAAATTTGACCATCTAATAATTGTCGGGAACGATCAAAACTACAAACAGTGGGGAAAACTTTTTCTTAGAGAAGGTCTGTGTGAAAGATCTGAAAACAGCAAGATAAGAATCAACCCAAGAATTGCACTTTGGGCACAAGGAACTGGGATTCAATTAAACGAGGAAGGAATCGAGCGAATAGTTAAAGAATGTGAGAAACGCCCGAACGCTTTAATTCTGATCGACACCTTAAGGTCAGTTACATCTCAAATGGGGCTAGACGAGAACAAGACTGAAATTCAAGCACCCATCCGAAGGATCCAAGACGCAACTGCTGATCTTGGTGTTACTGGTGTTTTCCTACATCACACCACGAAATCAGTTGGAGGCGGAAATGCTGTTATTGCATCAAGTGGTAGTGCTGCCATCCCTGCGGCATTTGACCAAACTATTTTAATGAATTGGTTGAAGCCCTCAATAGATCAAACAACGCAAACAGATAAAAGGATTTCTATTAGCTGCATGGGTCGAGGTGTCTCTTCAATGTTGGTTGCTGAAATTGCAGACGGGTACTGGGTTTCACATGGAGATGGAGATGCAGCAGTTTTAGCTGAGCGAATTGCTGAGGTCGAGGACAATTTACAAGGGAGACAAGGAGATGCTTATGACCATGTTTGCCAACTCTGGGAAAATAACGTGCATACAAGCACGACGGAACTTGCTAACCATTTAAATTTATCAACGCAAAAAGCACTCAGGTGTTTAAAGGGATTGGAAAGAAAAGGATTGATAAAACAAGACGGCTGCGTTGAAACTCACGAGAAAGGAAGACCAACAGCTTTATTCCGCCCCTCACGTGGGGATATAAATACTGGGTATTTAAATGATTCAAATGATTTTAATAAGAATAAAATTGATAAAATACATAAAACCCCCGATTTAAGTACTCCCCCGAAGGTATCAGTTCCTCGATTAACTAAAGTTGAGCGAGTTTTAAAAGATGGAACATGGCAACGAGGATGGTTCGTCAAAGATGGGTCGAATCCTCACTCGGTTGTAATAGAGAAGCTGGGCAATTCAAACTTAAGTATTAGTGACTTGAGATGGGAGGTGGACGTCCGTGAAGCCGAGTCCTTTGCTGAGGAATTATTCTGATGGCGAATATAAAATGGATGCCTTTAAAACAATTAATAGCAAGTGGGGAAATTAGTTATCCAAAAACTTGTCATCATTGTGCTAAATCAATGTACGAGTCCTTAGACGATGCACTAAAAGTTTGCAAGTTAATGGCGAGCAAGGGGTCAAGAAAAGCACAAGTTTATAGGTGTAAAAAACACCCAGATCGAGGATGGCACCTGACTTCTAACTTCTAAATTCTTTTTATTTAGATGGTTTACAAGTGCTAACAATTGTATTATAATTAATTCATACCAAACAAAAGGAAAATGGCTCAAACAACAACTTCAAAATTTCGCCCAACTCACTTCATTACTAGAACTATGACTCCTGTTCAAATCATCGGATACGACAAAGGAACTTTAATTCAAGTGATGGATGAAAACGAAAGAGATTGCTGGGTCGAATGGGCAGACGTTCATTCAAACGGCAGAAGAGTTGTTCCTGTTTCAACCATTC